ATGCTCTTCGCGAACGCGCCATTGGCAATCACATCGCCGTAGCTGTCCACATTACCAAACACCGCGCCGTAGCCGGTGAACGTCATTTTGCCGTCTGCTTCATCGACAGACGACAGCTTGCACTCAATGCTCTCGAGCGCCTTCTTCTCAATTGTCATCTTGGGTTTCCTCGTCGTCTGTTGAGGTGTCTTGGGAGCCAAACAGGTTGGCTGCGGGTGAAAGCTCGTCGGCTTTCGGATCGTCCGAACGAGGAAGGTCTTCCTTCACTCGGATTTCGTTAGCTGTGAGCCATCCTTGGGTTCGTCCTGCGTTGTAGTACGCGGTCCGTTCCGCCGTGCTTGCGCGAAGCAGGGCTTTCTCTTCCAGCTTGATAAAGTAGCCTGCCTTCTTGTCGGCAGGGGTGAGCAGGTTCTGGTACGCGGACTGTTCGAAGCGCGTGAACCAAGGCATCAACGTGTGAGTGAGGTGCGATAGGAAAAGCTGCTCAATCGAGTTGTAGCTTGTCGCGCCTTCGTTCGCTTGGATCATCACAGGCTGGACGCGGAAGAAGCGGCAGATTTCGTTGATCTGGTGCTTGCGGGTTTCCGTCCACTGCGCTTCATCTGCCGTGGCAGCGATTGCGTTGTACTTGAGGCCGTTGCCGAGAACTGCCGTCTTGTGCGCGTTGGCTTGTCCAGCGTATTGCGAGCGCCATTGCTCGACCAGTTCTAGGTGCTTCTCTTTGGTTAGGTTTTGATCCGTAACCAGCACACCGCCAGGACGAGCGCCGTTCTCGAAAAATTTCTGCCCGAAGACCTCTGCTGCCCTGCCAAGCCCGATGGCATTTGCGGCAGTGTCAACAATGTCTAAGCCCTCAAAGCCATTCCAGCTTGGACCGCGTAGGTGCCAGATTGCAGATGCAGGAACCCTGATCTGCTTCCCGCCCTTGACTGTAATGACGTACGATAGATTGTAGTCGTCGTCCTGCTCGATCTTCACACATTTAGGATCGTAGGCGTATAGCTCTAGCGGCTGGCCGCGAGCGTTCCTGTTGACGTAGATGTAAGCGTTACCACGAAGCGCGAGGTGGAAGCCTACTTGCTCCCTAAACTCGAATGACGATTGCCAATCATTTGGTGCGCGGTGCAGAAGGTTGTAAAGCCTATGATCCGTCGCCTCTACACGCCTCCCATCTTCTTCCGTGCGGTATAGCTTGCAGGGTACTTGCGCCAAGCCCTCTGCAATTACTCTCACGCAAGCGAAAACGTAGCTTACCTTGAGCGCCGTTTCCGCGTTAAGTGACTCAATCTTGTATTCGTTTCGAATGTCATCCAAAACAGACATTCTATCGAACTTCTGTTCGGGTTCGGGCTTGTCGCCGAAAATGTTAGTGAACCAATTCGCCATGCCGGTACTTATGCGCGGCCATCAAAGCGGAATTAGAGGAAGAGGATTTGTACCTCGCCCTGTTCCTCTTGCTCACTTAACTGGATAGCCATGCCCATTAGCGCAGCTACCATTCCGTCAATTTTGAGGTGTTCCTGACGGTCTGGCTTTAACGGCATGGTGATGCCGCGATTGTTTGGCTTGACGCTGATGTTAGCAGCCATCCAGTTTAGGCACGGGTTGTCTGGATGCCTTAGCTTGTGGTCCGCTACCAACGCCTCAAAGTGACGCATGACGGGACTGAAATACTTTGGCACCCCGACGAATTTTTGGACGTTCATCCCGTGATCGTTGAATAGCTCTTGGGCAAGCTGCTCACCCTGCCATTGGTCATAGGCGATACCTTGGATGCTGAACTTATCAGCCAATTGCAGTATCGTTTCCTTGACGAGCGCAAAGTCTACCGAGTTGCCTTCCGTTTTGATTAGATGGCCAGCCTCAATCCACTCTAGGTACGCGGAGGCGTTCTTGTTGCCCTCAATCGCGCCTTCGGGGACGAACATGAAGGGGAAGATTGCTGGACTGTCGCCATCCATCGTGACGAGGACGACAGCGGTAATGTCGAGGCGGGTTGAAAGGTCATAGCCAATGTAGGCAGGCTGGCCAGCGAGGTCGTCAATGGAACGCTCGCCTACGCATTTCATCCAATCAAGCTGCGATAGCCAACCTGTAGAGCTATTCTGCCAGACGTTGAGGTGTTTCGTGAGCAGCGAGGGCTTCTCACTAGGCTTGTTTAGGGCGTCCTCATACTGCCTACGCAGGAAGGATTCTTTGACCGAGACGCCTAGGTTTGGATTGGCCTTCTTCCATGTGTCGAAATCCTGCCAATCATCGTCCTCATCCACCGTAAAAATGGCTGCAAACAGCGCATCATTCTTCACCGTTCCGTTCAGAACAGCCTCTGCGTCTAGCTGTCTTTGTCGGCACGGCCCTGCTAAGTTGAAGCCTGCTGTCGTGATCGTGAGGATCAGGGGTTGCTCACGCGACCCCATGCCCGTTTTCATGGTGTCGTACTGCTCGGAAGAGTCGTTCTCGTGGGCTTCGTCGAGGATTGCGCAGTGGGGGTTGGAGCCATCACCCGGCTTCGCGATCATCGCGCTTATGAAGCTGCCTTCGCTGGTCGAGATCCTTTTGGCCAAAACCTCAATGTCGAACGCTTCCATGAGTTCGGGGGTACGCTGCGCCATCTGGCGGCACGGGCCGAAACAGGCTTCCGCCTGATCCATGCTGTTCGCACCAATCCAAACCTCGGCACCGCCTTCGCCATCGAGGAAGGCCATGTAGAGCGCGATCACCGCGGCGATGAAGGATTTGCCGTTCTTACGTGGAATGAGCAGAAAAGCTTCGCGTACCTTGCGCAGTCCGTCCGCGCCTTCGAAGGCGAAGATGGCCACCAGCACGAACACCTGCCACTCTTCCAGCTTGAGAAGTTCGCGCTTGCTTGCCCATGCGCCCTTGGTGTGAGGAAGCAATTCGGCGAAGCGGCAGACATGCTCTGCGCGGTCGCCTGATAGCGTCCACTCGTCGCCATCAACGTCTGCTAGGAAGCGGGCACAAGCCTGTCTGATTTGGCGGCAGAAGGTCCGCTTGCCGTCAACCACCTCTTCCGCAAACTGGACTGCTCGCGCTGCAAAGTCGCTCTCACCAATCCAAGCCATCTTAGGGCCTGCTCAGTGCCGCGAATGGATTGACTACCGGATCGGGAGCCTTGCCCCTCTGGGCGCGCGACGGGGCGCCTGCGATGCCTAGCAGCTCACCTGTCTTGCGCAGTTCACTTAGGAACGCAGAACGTGGAGTCTCGCCAGCGTTGAACAGGTCGCGGCAGTTGGCCTCAAGCGAGCAGTACCGTGCGAACAGGCTGCTATCCAATTCGCAGGTGCCAGCCTTGGTGACGCGCTCAATCTCTTCGTGCCAAACTACCTTGGCTTCTGGTGTCAGGTACGCAGGTGCTTTTGGTAGGGAAGTCTCGTTGACGAGGTGGACCGGCTTATCGCGGGATTCCTTGTAGGTGCCGGCCAGCTTCTTTGCGTCTGCCGATTGTCGTTTCGGTCCTCTCTGCATCAAGATACTTATGCAGGTTGGATTTGGGCGACTTGTTCACCCTAGGTAATTTAATTTGCACTGATAAAAATCGAGGCGGGGTGTTGTGGCAGCCGAATGGCAGATGGCAGAAAATTGACCCCCCTTCTTATTCTGCCTTTGGTGCTAACCCCATAATGTAGAGTTTATAAAGCTCACCTGCTCGATAGGTAGGGACAGCTCTTACTTCGATTTCTTCGGAGGAATTCATCGCTGAAATGTAGGGGTTTGGAGTGAATTCGAAGATAGGATCCCGTATTTCGATAGGGAAATAGCGACCGGGTTCCTCCGATAGCTCTACGGACCCCCGCGTTGTATGCTTGGTCAACCCATCGATACGAATTTCTAGAATCCGTTCGTCGCCAACTTCGATTGGCTCCTTCGACCTAATTGCTTCTGCCTCAGCCACTCCGAGCTTCGTTTCTTCGGTAGTGCCGGGACGACGGAACGAAAGCTCATTGCTTGATTGACCTACCGGCATAGCCACAGATGCTGCGTGCGGCTTCAACTTGTCTATTACCTGTAAGAGGAATTGCCGCTCCTTTTCCCGATCAAGTCTTTCCAATTCGAATGACTGTCGCTCTTTGTCACGGTCAAGCCGCTGTCCTTCGAGCACCCTTTCTGCGAATTCCATAAGCTTCTCAAAATGTGGGTCGGCTTCCTTTGGGCGGCCACCGAGGGTCTTGAATACCCAACTCACCCAATGCCACACAATGTCGGGCATTGTCTCATTGATTAATTGAACCAAGAACGGAAGATTGCCTTGGGTGGCCGAATAGGCCGCCATGAGCCCACCTACCGCAGTCACAGAGCCTTTCTCTGGTTCTCCCACGACCACATCGAAATCAAGTCGTTCACGCGACCGAGCGATCCGCCGCTCTGTCAATGCGATCACGCCGTAAGTGACTACGTGGTCAAACCCAACGAGGGCATAGCCAAACCGTCGCATGTCGATCCGATGACTAGAGGCCTGTAGACCATCATAGGCGATGGTCACGCTGCCCGTTTTGACGTGACCCCCTGATTTTCCTCCAAGTTGGATTAGAGTCCGGCCCTGACAGAAGGACGGACGAGATGAAGAGAACGAGGTTTTCAGAAGAGCAGATCATCGGCGTGCTCAAGGAGGCGGAGGCGGGAGCGAAGGCCGCCGACCTGGCCCGGCGACACGGGGTTTCGGAAGCGACGATCTACAACTGGAAGTCGAAGTATG